AGGCACGGGATTTTCGTGTAGCATCGAGCCTTATAATCCAAAGCAGATCATTGAATATCTGAAGAACAAGTTGCGTGGTTTATCCAACGAAGACGCAGATTTCGTTCCTTATTATGAGGGATTCAAGGGTTCGATTTCTAAGCTCAGTGACCATAAGTTCTTGGTGAAGGGTGTCTATGAAAAAATCGCAGATGATAAGATTCGTATAGTAGAACTACCCGTGGGAACTTGGACGATGCCTTATACGACTTTACTTGAGACTCTGATGGACGGTTCGCTCGTAGACAAAGAGGGTAAAAAGATTCCACCTTCGATCAAAGATTTTACTTCGATATGTACAGAGGTTTCGGTGGACATCACAGTACAGTTTTCAAAGGGTCGTATTCAGGAGCTGGAGGCATCAGTGGACGCCAACGGTTGCAATGGTCTGGAGAAGCTGCTCAAGTTGTTTACTACGGTAAGCACAACAAACATGCATATGTTTAACAGCGACATCAAGTTGCATAAGTACGGATCGGCCGGTGAAATCATTGATGACTTTTATGGCGTCCGAATGGAAACGTATAAAAAGAGAAAGGCGGCACTCGTAAACGAACTAGAGAAGCGTTTGGTCAAACTATCGAATCGCGCGCGTTATATTCAAGAGACCCTTTTTGGAGCGATTGATTTGCGACGTAAGACGGCGGAACAGGTTACAGCGCTTTTGACTGGCCTTAAATTTGTGCAGTGTGATGGTGATTATAAGTATTTAATTAAAATGCCCATGGATTCGGTGACTCAAGAAAACGTCGAGAGTATTATGAAAGAAAAGTCGAACTCGGAAAAGGAACTCTCTGATCTCAATGCAACTACCCTTGAACAAATGTGGCTAAACGAACTTAATGTTCTCGAGGAACAATACGATGTTTATAAAGAGAAACGCGAGCTGATTCAGAGTGCATCAAAATCCGCTCCAAAGAAACTTTCGATTAAGAAAAAATAATTTATTATATAAATTCTGTAAAATTGATTTCAAAAACTTTTTTATAATAAGATCAAAAATCATCAAAATGAATTTATTCATACTCTCTTTACACCCTTGAAGATTTAAAACCGCACCTTTCGGTGAAATAAAAAATCAAAAAGGTTTGCCCTTCCCAGAGCGTGTAAATTTTGGTTTTACTGGTTCGTCTAAACCAGTTGATAAATTCTTGCTTCTTGATAAATAATTTGGTCTTTCTTTTTTATTTATCGTATTATAAGCAATCTTATAAATATTTGTAGCACCATTCACATCTCTGTTCCAATAACCGCATCCGTTCTTACAACAAATCAGTCCGTGGATTAAGACATTACCGCTTCTATATGGTTTTGGATTTTCTCTAATCATTGTCTTTTTACAAATACCTATTTCACATTTGGAACACATACAACTTGTTCTAAATTCATCTACCAAATAAGTTTGAAATCCTGCTTTTCTAAATAAGGTTCTCATACCTTTTCCTTTGGTTGCTTCTTTGAATTTCATTTGTTTTTTCTGTTCGTAATCACCAAAACAAACTACAACATCATTTTCATCTCCAAAAATGCGTTTAAAATTATTTATCATTTTATGTTCGCTTTTCTTTGTGTTTCTATAACTTTGTAATCGTAATTTTCTAAAAATGTATTTTTCATAAAAGGTAAATAACATTCCATTTATTTCACTCTTTTTTTTAATGTATTCCTTAAATTTTGGTATGTTAAGTGATTTACGATTGAATTTAGATATTTCAGTTTCCCATTCTATAATCGTTTTTCCGTTTATTTTTTCTTGTTTCAATTCCAGTTGTATTTTTGAAAACTTCTTTTTCTTTGTTTCTTTTCTTCGTTGGTCTTGTGAATAACGAAACTTATTTGCTTCTTTATTACAATCATCAACACAATAAATTAAATCACAAAGACCTGGGTCTATTGCTACAATCTTTCTGTTTTGTAATTGATTGTAATCAGTTAATTCATCAATGTATGTTTCTGTTGATAAACCTTTCTTCATCATAGGTAATTTCTTTCCAATTAAATCCTTACGCAACAATAATAAAGAACAACTTACACCATCTGTTTCTATCATATGATGAAATTCATAATATTTTTTATGAAACATTTTTCGTTCAGTTCTAAAAAAGAATTCCCATATTTTATCTTCCTTGCGTTTTAGATTTCCTTTGGTCAAATAATCACTTTTATTTCCTTGTTTCTTTGTCATAAGCAAATGAACTAATGTAGTCGTATCTAATCTTATATGTTTCGGTATAACTTCACTTCTCATAGGAAATACATTATAAATTGTTTGTTCTTCTTTTTCAATTTGTTTCATCATAAAAATCATACAAGTAAAATAATCAAACGGACTACACATTAAGTCATAAACAATATTATTCTTTTTATAACTTGCTTTATTTGGTGTAATAAATTGTTTTTGTTGGTTAATCCATTTATGATACATAGAATGAGATTTATAATTGCTATTTTCAATATTTAGTAAATCAGTTTTAATTTTTCGAAATTGATTACATAAATTATTTACTCTTTGTTCCTTTGCTTTTTGTGTGATATTCAACTTTCTTATTTTATTCATAATAAATTTCTTTTTCCAAATTACATTTACATATCGTTCAACATACTCTACATAATGTAATTTAATGTTATTCTCATACATCGTAAGAATATCAATAGTTAAATAATCTAAAATGGTATTCATATGTGTATAATCTAAGTTTTCGTTTTGTATAAGCGGTTGAAATTCTGTTTTGTAAAAAGTAGTTAATCTATCTTTGAGTTCTTTTATTTCTTTTTTTGGAGGTCTTCCACTTGATTTTTCATTACATAATATTTTCATACAAGAGTTTATAAATTCATCATTTATAACAGGTAATGTATTATGCTTATCATAATGGTCTAATAAAAAAAGTTTCATAAACATCATAGTTTGAATAACAATTTTATTACACTTAATAACCGCATTTGTAATTTTTGGTAAGTTAATGTCAGGATGTTTCAAGACACTTTTTAAGGATGTTTTAATTCCTTTGAAAAAGTCGGTTGGCGGATTTACTTCTTTTTCCATCCCTTATAATATTCCTAAAGATTTTATTTTAAGTAGTTTTCCAATAAATTAATATATTTATTAAAATTATACAAATATATTAATATTTAAATGTTATCCATAATGTATTTATGTTATTGATAAACTCATCTTGTTTGTATTCATCTTTTGCTAAGTCAATGTTATATTGATTTTCATCTCCACTTTGAGACACACTTTTATAATTTTCATATGCTTCATTAAAATTCTTAAACCTTCTAACATCTATTTTATCTCCAAGTTTATACATTCTTACTTGATTAAGTGTCCTTGAAGAAATATCAAATTTCTTTATATTATTTCTGTCAAATATTGATATTTTGTTTTCTTTAATTCCTTCTGTTAAAATATTATGAAGTTGATGTTTGTACCCTCTTTTTGATTTATCACGAATGTCTATTATTATTTTTAATAAATCATTATCATTAATTATCATTTTAACTGGAATTGTATTATTTGTATCTACAAAATCTGTCCTATTAAAATATTCTGGATTTAAAGAACAAATTTCTTCTAAGTTTTTATTAAAATTTATTATAGTATCTTTAATTTTGGTAGTACATATAACATTCATTTTATTAACATATATTTTTCCACCAGAACCACGACCTGCTAATTGAATTAATTTACCCATTGAAGACAAATGATAATTTGATAAAATCATATCAGTAAAATTAAATCCAGTTGTATTAAATGTTATACCCCTTTCTATTACCCAATAACCAGTTATTGCTAAATTTGTTGTAGGATTTAATTCATTCCATTTCATCAAACTTTCTCTCAATTCACCATCTATTTTATTTTCAATATTAAATTGTGTAAGTTCAATCTTACTTTTGTTTGGATAAATAAATCCTTTGAATTTACCATTCATAACAAATACACAATAATTTTTATCGTTAAAATATGATACAATTTCCATATGACTTCCAACACCTTCGGTATCTGTGTATAAATGTGCTGGTGTAAATAAAATTTTTCTTTCATTTTCATTAATTAATTTGTTTGAAAACACATCAATAATATAGTATAATGGATTTGTCGTTTCATTATTATGTTCTATTATATTATGTTCTTTGAATGCTCTGTAATTATTTAATTCTTCATCAAAATTTTGAGTATTGTTAAAATTCATATTTAATAATGTTTTTATTCCACTATCATTTAACATTTTCCAAAATTCTTCAATTGGTGTTGCTGTTATAAATAAAATACCAGTTATTAATGATTTATCAATAAATCCTTTAATTTTTTTAATAAATTTTTTAGTAACTCCTAAATTAGCATCAGGTTCATCAAACGAAATATGAAATTTAATTTTATTACTTGGTTGTATATAATTATTACCTCCAAATATATTAAACATAGTTATCAAGTCATCACATACTCTTTTTGTGTGGTAACATATAATTAAAATATTAGGCAATTCTTCTTTTGTTTTACAATTTAATATATTTTGTATATAACTACCAATTGTATTATAATCATTACTTTTACTTGATAATATATCAATTGTAATATTTTTAAAATTTTTAAAAGTTTTATCTGTTCTAAACTTCCATTGTTCCGTTTCTGGCAAACTTTTATTTGTAACAATTATATCTATCAAATGATAATCTGTTTCATTTATATTCAAAAGATATCTTTGTGTTAAGTCACATAGTGTATCCTCTGTTTTACCTTTTGTGAATTGTGTAGGTTTCGTACGCAATTTAAACATTGTATTAGTTTGGTACATATATACTTGTACGCAATATTTATTTAAGTAGTTTCAATTTTATATTTTATGGAATATATATTTTTGAGTTCTTAAATATTTATTTTCTTTTTCATCAAAAAATCGGTATTCTTTACTTTCTAAATTATATTTTTCTTTTGTTAAATGCTTTATTATTGATAACCAAGGTCTTTTTATTTTATTTGGTTCTCCAACTGCCTTAATTCCGTTAAAACTATAATATTTTCTTATTTCTGGAATAAGTTCCATTATTTGTTTTTGTTTATTAATATCACTATCTAAATCACATAAATTAATTACATTATTATTTTCTAAATCCAAAATAGTTATAATTTTATTAACTATTTCTTCCTGTTCTTTTTTATACAATTCACTTTTTAGACGCATTACAATATACTTAAACTAATAAATAAATTTTAAGTATATTATTTATAAATTTTTATTTTTCTTCGTCTTGTTGATGGTTTCCTTTTTAATTCATACCCTTCTTTCAAATTATAAGCATAATCAAAATAATTTTTATAATTTTCTGGTTTTACTTTATTAATTGCTTTTTCTACATTCTTTTCTAATTCTTGAAAATTTGCTACATTTCTATCTTTTTTCAAATATGTTTTTACTTGGTTAAAGTATTGTTCTATCGCATCAGTTTTTGGTGTATAAGGAACAGCAAATAAATAATGATTACCACTTTTTATTATAGAATTTTTTATTAACTCGTTGTTATGACTTCCAGCGTTATCCAAAATAATAAGATGGTCTTTGTATTTTGAAAATACATTTTTTTCTAAAAAATCTAATAATCTTTCTTTTGTCATACCACCTTTTTCATATAATTCTTTTCCAACGCATTTTGAATTACTTATTGCTACTAACAATGTGAATTTACGAAACACAAATTGATTTGATGTTTTTATTACGCATCTTCTTCCTAATTCACATCTACTATAAGTTGGTTTCAAAGCAGAACCAACGCTCGTTTCATCTAAACAAATAATTTTACTCATAGGAAATTGTTTAACCCTACTATAAAATTTATTTAATTCAGTTTGTTTCTCAATTGGTTTTTTATATCTTTCTTTTGGAAAATGCTCGTGTCTTGTTCTTTTTCTTGTTTTGTTATTATCTCTTATTACTTGTACTAAATGTTGAGGTGTTATATCAAATGATGAATATTTCTTTTTCATATCAATCGCTAATTCATTCATAGTCAATTGTTCATTTTGTTTCAATAATTCCAACGCAGTTTTCACTTGTGGTTTTGTAATTTTGTAAGAAATAGGTTTTCTGTTTCTTCTTGTTAGATTTTTAGCAGTTTTGTATCTTTTAATCCAATCTCGTAAAGTGGATTTTTTACAATCAAATATTTTACAAGTTTTCTTATATCCATCTCCTTTATCATTATTTAAGTAATATTTAACCGCAGATATTTTATAATCTTCTGTCTTATGTTTAGTCATATTTCATATAATAAAAAAAGAATTTATTAATTTTCTTTTAGTAGTTTTACACCTTTCTAATTGAAAACAACTATATACTCCACGGAATATATAAATTTATTTTATTATTTAATAAACTTTCATAATGCGTTTGAATATTTGTATAGTTGTCTATAATCCATCTTCTAAATTTATTTATAGTTCTTTTTTTATCTTCTCTAACTAAATCAAATACAACTTTATAAATATCATTTATTTCTAGCATTTCATATTCTAAATCATTAAAACCTTTCCAGTTACAGAATGGAGAGTAATATAAATAATAAGCACTTTTTTTTATATCTTTGCTAACATTTATATAAGGTCTTAACGATATTTCTACATCTAAATTAACTACAGCATCTTCAAATACTTTGCTAATTTTTGTTAAATGCGTCCATTCTTCTATTTCAAATATAGATAAATCTAATACATTATCATTATCAACGTTGATTGTTTCAACATAAACATATTCTTTATTTTTAACATATACAATTTCATTTTCAAAATTCATTATAATATTTATACTATAAATTATCTTTAAATATTTATAATCAATTTTATAAATTATTAAACATACAAAGATGTTGTAAAATTGATGGTT